ATACGAGATTATAATGGTGGTCGCTTAGGTTCTACAGCATGTGGTCGCAAGTATCGTGGTCGCATGATGACAGACCAACTTAATATTGAGAATCAAGGTACAGGTGCTGAGGTAGCTAAGTTAGCGCTTCATTATATGTACTCTGATCTTAAAGCAAGTGATTGCCATATAATGAACTTCATCCATGATAGCTATATTGTTGACTCACCTAATGATAAGACTATCTATCAATTAGTTGCAGAGCGTATGGCTGAAGCAATGCAAGAAGCATGGCATGAAGTAAGTAAGTTGTGTTTAGTTAAAGACATACCAATGCCTGTTAAAGTTCTAGGTGGTTATCACTGGGGCGATATTGAGGCTGGGTCTTACACATTTAAATACGAGGTATGACTATGCCTAGTCAATATGAGCAAGATTACTGTATGCTAATAAAAGAGATACTACGAGATGGCGATGATAGAGCTACTCGTAATGCTCCAACAATAGCTACTTTTGGTAAGATGCTAACTGTTCATGAATTACGCTGGGGTGAATTTCCTATTCTATCTGGTAGGAAAATGTATCCTAAGGGTATATTTGGTGAGCTAGCAGCTTTTTTGAAAGGTCCTAAAACTATCCAAGACTTTAAGGATGAAGGCTGTAACTACTGGGAGAAGTGGGCAAATGATGATGGGACCATTGACTTGGACTACGGCAACGCTTGGCTTGATTTTAATGGTGTTAATCAGTTGGAAGCTGTACTTACGTCTTTATCTGAAGATCCAACTGGAAGACGACACATTATTTCTGGTTGGCGACCTGACAATCTTTCTAATCTCAGTCTTCCTTGCTGCCATATGCTATATCAATGGTTTGTAAATGACATGGAATTAGAGATGATATGGTATCAGCGATCAGTTGATACTATGGTAGGCTTGCCATCAGATGTAGTATTAGCTGCTGCTTGGAATATTATTATGGCAGATAAGTTAGAATTAAATCCTGGCAAATTAGTATTTATGTTAGGTGATACTCATATCTATCAATCACATCTTAGTGGTATGCGGCAATATCTTGAAGCAGCTGCAATGACACTTAGTCATTGTCCTAGTTATGTTTATAACTATCCTATGTTTGAAGATGAGCCATTTACTAATGATACTATTCAACTGATAGGTTATGATCCTTTAGACCCAATTGAGTTTGAGCTACATTAATGACAGACGTAAAAGATACATTAGCTGAACGTAAAGTTCAGCATGGCCCATTCCAACAGCATGCACATATTGAGATGCAATTGCGAACCATATTAGAACGACATGGCCAGCGATTAACATCTGCACAGTTCATAGCTGCTGGTATGATTCTGCATAAACTTGCCCGTATTTTAAATGGTGGTCATCAACATTCAGATACATGGCATGATATTGCTGGTTACGCAACATTAGCTGAGCAAGAAATATTAAATGAATAAGTGGAATATGCGCTACTTTTCGCTAGCGCTTGAAGTAGCCACTTGGTCTAAAGATCCTGAGAAACAGGTTGGCGCTATTTGTGTGTCACCTGATAAGCGTAATTTAGTTATAGGCTTTAATGGCTTTCCTGTAGGTATCAAAGATAGTGATGATAGGCTAGAGAGTAAAGTATTAAAAAATAAACTAATGGTACATGCTGAAGCAAACTGTATAGTCAACGGCGAAACATCATTACGTGGTTGGACTATGCATGTTACTAAAGCACCTTGTTCTAACTGTGCAAAGCTCATGATTAATGCTCGCATTAAGAATGTTATTTGCCCTAGCCCAGGAGGATCGTGGAAGGAAGACCAGTTATTGGCGATTAGTTTACTTAAAGAAGCAAACATTGGAGTAGTATTTTATGGAAGCGAACTCGAGTAAGATTATCTTACGTCCATCTGCACTTGATACTTGGGTGCAGTGTCCGCAACAATGGTATCGTGTATTTATTCTTGGCGGTACTTCTATACCTAATACTCGTGCAGCTATTGGCACTGCTATTCATGCAGGTGTTGAAGAAGGCTGGAATGACAGTATTAAAGCTAAGACTAAAATCTTTAGTAAAGGTGCTATGGCTGACGCAGCTGTCGAAGCCTTTAAAGAAGAGGAACAGAAAGGCTTAGTTTATGATTCAGGTGAATCTCAAGGTACATGTATTAAAGAAACTCTTGTAGGTTTAGATACATATGTTGATGATATTGCACCTTGGGTAGTTATACCAACACATGTAGAGAAGCATTATCATGTTGACATTACTGATCATCCTATTGTGGGCGGTATTGCCGGTACTCTTGACTACGTCGAAGAACAGAAAGGCATCATATCTGATCTTAAAACTGGTAAGCGTAAGCATGATGTTTCTCATTCTTCTACTCAACAGTCCATTTATCGTTATCTTGTAGAAGAAAGTGGTACTCCTGTTAAGATTAGTAATATTCAATCAGTAGTTCTCAAAGCTAAACCTGAAGGTCATGTGATGGATGCACAGATCAATATACCTAAAGCTAAAGCTATTGTTAATACACTGCTTGATACTCTTGAAGTATTAGAGAAAGATGTTATTGATCCTAACTTACTATTCCGTGGCAATCCAAAGTATTGGCTTTGCAAACCACAGTATTGCGCATTCTATAATGAATGTAAATTTGTAGGTAATTAATGAAACCTAGAGCACATCAACTTGAGCTCTCTAAGTTAGGGTATGATATCCTTAGAGAGCATATGATTGTGTACTTTGCAATGGAGGAGCGTACAGGGAAGACGCTCACCTCCATTCTTACAGCTGAGATGTGTGATATAAAATCAGTCTTAGTTGTTACTAAGAAGAATGCTGTAGCCGATTGGAAAGACACATTAGATAAGTTTCCACATAAGCATAAATATAATGTAACCAATTATCATCAAGTGCATAAGTTTGCAAGACATGACCTTGTCATATTAGATGAGGCACATAACTATATAAGTGGATATCCTAAGCAGTCTAAATTGCATAGAACTTTACAGCAAATTACTATGCGATGTCCTATTATATATTTATCTGCTACACCTCATGCTCAAGGCTATCAAATGCTATACCACCAGTTTGCACTTAGCTCCTGGTCACCTTGGCGTAAGTTCAGTAGTTTCTATAATTGGTTTAGATTCTATGGTGAACCATCGACAGCATGGTATAATGGTAGACAAGTACCTGTATATAATAAAACTAAAGAGGATAAAGTTAAAGCATGTATTGAGCATCTCTTTATAACTAGAACACGTAAAGAATTAGGCTTTGATCACGAACCAAGAGATAAACTACATTACTTAGAATTAGAACAAGCTACTCGTAATGTGTATAATACAATAATGAAAGATAAGTATTATCAGTTTGGTGATCTAGAACTTATCTGTGATACTCCTATGAAGCTGCGCACTTCCCTGCATATGTTAGAAGGTGGTGCAGCAAAGATAGATGACCATTATCTTGTACTCCCTAATAAAGAGAAAATTAATTATATTCTTCAAACATGGGGTGATACTGAAGATCTTGTCATCTATTATCACTATATAGCTGAAGGACAGAAACTGAGACGTGCATTTAAGAAAGCAACTATTCTTCAAGCTACATCATATGCAGAAGGTATTGATTTAGCTCATGTAGAAACTATTGTAATGTATTCGCAAGACTTTTCTACTGCTAAGCATACGCAGCGCAGAGCAAGACAGGCTTCTCAAGATAGAGATAAGCCAATCGTAGTACATTTCTTATTAGTTAAGAAAGCAGTAAGTGAGCAGGTATATAATATTGTATCTGTTAATAAAATGAACTTTGTTGATTCAGTATTTGATAGAGAGTATATATGATAACTAAACCAAAGATCAATATTAAAGCTATGAAAGCTAAGGAAGTACCATTTCATAAATTAGTATTTCCATTACTTGCTCAGCTTAAGTTTGATGGCGTACGGCTTATCACTAAAGTAGAAGATGATATGCCTACATTCTATACATACAATGGAAGTGAAGTACCACTGCCTAAATTGAGAGAACAAATTCTCCAGGCTAAGCTTGGTAATACAATGCTAGATGGTGAGATTGTAACTCAAGGCGGTCAAGTAGGTACTCGTCCAATGGTATCTGGTATGATCAACTCTGCATTGCATGGCGGTACTATCAATGAGCGTATTTTAACTTATACTATCTTTGATAGTATGCACTTAGAAGATTTTGAACGCAGGAAATGTACTGAAGATTATGCTCAACGTTATGGTAATACAGTTATGTGGGCTGATAGAGCTAAGTTAGGTATTGCTCGTAATGAATTAGTAGATTCACCACTTATGGTGCAAGAACTAAGTGAGCAATTATATCGTGATGGTTTTGAGGGTCTCATATTGAAGCCTCGTTACCATATGTATAAGTTCTCACGTTCACCTGATTGGGTTAAGATCAAAGAGACAAAGACTGCAGACTTATTATGTACAGGTACAACTCCTGGTACTGGTAAGTATGAAGGTATGATTGGTGCACTAGAGTGTGTAGGTACTGTTGAAGGCAAGGATATAACAGTTAAAGTTGGCTCAGGTATGAATGACGCACAAAGAGCAGCTAGTCCGTATAATTATATAGCTGGCATTATTGAAGTTAAATACAATAGTGTGATACAAGATCAACGAACAGGTGACTGGTCACTATTTCTACCTAGATTTGTGACTGTACGATTTGATAAGTAAGAGCTCCATATTTGATCCGTGTCGTGATATTATTTTAATCTAATGCTAAGGCCTAGGTTTTAGATAATATCACGACACGGATGGCCACAGGAGGCCGAAAGCATGCGATTTCGCTTTGAAACAGAGGATGGTATTCTTTACGAGATTAACCATCCAGCTATATGTGTAGGCGCTAAATTTGTATTTGATAGACCTATACTTATTGATGTAGAAGATGTATTAATTCTAGAAGATGGTCAATGGTATTTAGAAGCTGAAGAGCCTATCAGATTACAAGGAAGATGGATAGATGAAAGAGCAAGCAATTCAAGCAAAAATATTAAAGTATCTAAAAAGCCAAGGATTCGTAACCGCTAAGGTTATATCAGGTAATAGAGCTGGCATCCTAGATATTGTAGCGTGCAGTCCAGATGGTAGGTATTGGGAAATTGAAGTAAAGACGCCACATGGCGTGGCGTCTAAACTTCAAGAGGTAAGACTAGAAAGCTTGCTGGCCAATAATGCTGTTGCTTTCATTGCTTACGGTTATGAAGACTTCTTAGTTAAGTATAATAACGCTACCATCATTCAGGCCAACTGAGGTAAAGCCTGCATTAAGTAGCCTAGTCTTCTCTACAGTACTGAGATTATTCAGATCTTCAGCTTGAGATATAGTTTTAGCAACTTCTTCATTAGTTATACGATGCATTGGAATACTATCAGCTTCAGTGCGACCTTCACCTGGCTTAGTCCATAACTTACCACTACCATCTTTGTACATCTTAATATTAGTAGTACGTCCAGGTTTATTATAATGATTAGCCTGAGCAGTTTCTTGTGACAGTTTCCTAATAGCTTGTTGCAATGCTGCATCATCACCTACTACTCTAAGTGCTTCTTCAACATTGTGCGGATTCAATGGATCCTCTAGTAATTTAGCTGAAGCTTTAATTAATGCAGCTGCATCACCTTTAGGTCCACTTAATAATACTTTAATCTGATTAAAGAATCCGCTAGCAATTTCAAACTGTGCGCGTACAACTGGATCCACAGTCAGATAGCTTTGGAATTTAGTAGTTGAGATACCACCAGATACATATGACAGTGCATTATCGTTCTGATAGATCTCAGCAAACTTATCTACTACATCTCTTAATGCTCTAGCACGTGGCCAGATAAAATCATAATCAGCTAATGCTTTAGATAACTCAGGGAAGTTAGTTGCCTGGAACTGAGTTATATTACCATCAGTCATCTTAGCTACTAATTCGTCTACAACTAAAGCTTCTACCTTAGGCTGTACATCTAATGGTAATTGCTTAAGTAAATCACTATAAGTACCATCTAATGCTGTGCCATACTTGACTAAAGCTTTAGCTATAACATTCTCATTAACACCTTCACGCTTTACTACCTTAGCTAAAGCATTATTAGTAAGTTTCTTCATCTCACTATAATCTGCTCTAGCCTGTAACCAGTCTTTGTGCCACTGTTTACCTGCAGGTCCCATGCGATAAGATGTTAATTCAATCTCTTGATCAATGCCATCTATAACATTTTGGAATGCTTCTATCTCTGCTTGATTAGGCTTACCTCTACCACGAATATCATTGATTAACTGACGTAATTCAATCAAATCTTCAAATGTACGGCTATTAGTAAGATCATCAATACGCTTAAGCATATTCATAGCAGTCTTACGAGAAGTATCTCTATAGATCTTACTAATTAAACTCTCAACAAGTGGCTTAACTGCTAGATCATCCATATTAAACTGATAACCAGTAGGAGCTAACTCACCACCTTGTTGCTTAACTACTGCATAATAGTCTTGTACATTAGCTTTATAAGCATTGATACCATCAATTACACTTTGAGCAGCTTCACGCCTATCTAAACCTTCACCTGCTGCTCTAACAAGTGATTTAGCTCTCTGATTAATTTCTGAAGCAATAGCTGCAGATGCTCGTGGATTCTTTTCAGCTAATGCTGGAATAATATTTTCACCCCCAGCTCGTGTTACTGGTAGAATAGCAATAGCTTTCTCTTTCTCTGGATCACCAATATATGTACGTGGATTGTACCATTTACGTTTATCAGCCATTGTAGGTGCTTGACGCTGATTAATGTCTTCCCAGCGTGCTACAATTTCTCTAGCTTGTTCATCAGTTACATCTAATGACCTAAGCAGCATATCATATGCGCCATTAATATTACCATTGGCAGCCATTCTAGCTGCTCGCATTACACCACGCCAGCCTGAAGCTAGTCCTTTAATAACTGCAAGACCACCTATTTCACTAAGTACACTTAACTGTGCAGAACCAAGTGCTTTATCTTTAGCTACATTCCAATTATACTCTTCATCTTGTCTAACACCTGCTGCAAGATAATCTACTTGATCACCAATTATTGCACCAGCCATTACACCAGCTGTAATTGCACCAAATCTAGCAAGTCTAGTATATGGAGTAGCATCCCAGCCTCTAGTCCAATTAGCTACTTGCATGCCTCCAGCAATACTACCAGCAATTTCACCACCTTCACGGGCAACCATTGCTAAAAATCCAGGTTCAGCATTATATATTGTACCATTAATATTAACAAACCATTCATCTTCAGGTAATTCTCGCGGAGGATCACCAATAGTTTGACCTCGACCTAAGATAAGATCAATACCACGCTCTTGTGCCATCTCCATAATACCTTGCTGTATTCTTTCTTTATTAGCTTTATAGATTTCATGTGCAGTTTCATCGCCAAAAAATGCTCTAAGTCTTTTTATTGGTTGATAAAAATCATTCAATTCAATAAGATCAGCAATAACTGCTTGCTCTTGTTCTAATATATATTGATTAGCCTGTTCTTGTATTGCTGCTCTATACTCTGGATCTTTACGATATATAGCTTCTTCATAGATAGCGTCAATACCACTAGGAGTACTAGGATCAACTTCAAGTTCAATAGCTATACTGCGAATTGTTTCTTCAGGCAGCTTGTCATACCTAGTAGATCCATCGATAGTCGGAAGATCGCTAGGTATACCTGGATGCTCAGCAAACTCAGACGCATCCATCGCATTAATAAATTGCTCTTGTTCAAACTGTCTAATCTCCTCTGGTGTATAGCCTTGGTTGATAGCTTCTTCAGCTTTTAATGGATTCTCATATTCTACAATACCTTGCTCATCCATAAAAGCACGAATTTCTTCGTCTGTATAACCAGCATCACGAGAAGCTTGAATATTTTCTTGTGTATTAGTATCAGCATAAGCAGAGACAGCTAATACTCCACCACCTCCAGCTGCTACTTTAGTTGGTAATTTCATTTTGAGATAGCCATCTTCTTCAATCACGGTTGCTTTAAACCTCTTAGCTACTGTTCTGAAAGTTTTATTTATAGCGCCGCCATTTTCATAATTCTTTTGCGGTCTTTCTCCACGTACTAATTTCTGCACTCCAGGAGGATTAACAGTTAACCAGACTTCATCTTTACCTTCTTTAATAGCTGTTAATACTTCTTCTTGAATACCTTGTTTAATAAATGGAACTGGTAAATTATAATCTTCAGCATTAGGAAACTTTTCTAATGGAGTTAAATCCTTCATTCCAGTTTTAACATTAGCTATAAACTTTTTATTTATTTCTTCTATAGCATCATTAATATCTGGTATTGGATGCTCAAAATAACTTCTTACAAATTCTACTCCAGCTTCAGAGCCTTTGTTTATTTCGTGCTCTATTTTATAATATGCACGAGGAGAAAAGTCAGTCTCAAGATTTCCAACATGCTCAGAAATTTCTGTAGCTAATTCAGCTAATGAATTTCTTCCCATCTCTTCAGTAACATATTTATCCAACATAGCACGTCTAAGTGCATCTACAGGATACTCATGTTCTGATATAACATCTAATAAACCCTCCATATTAATATCGTACTTTTCAGCTATACCTTCAGTACTTTCATATAGAGCTCTACTACGTAATGCTACTTCTTCAGGTGTAGCATCTGGTTCATACAATACACGTTGTAAACGTTCTTGTGGAGATACACGTAATTGTTTTTTAAGCGCTGCTTGCGCATTATGTTCAAGAGCAGCTTTTTCAGAACGTACAAGCATATCTTCTTTAAAGTTATAGAGAGCTTCTATAACTGCCATTAGCTCATCATCTGTTTGTTCTGGCCAAGCTTCTTTTATTGCAGGCCAAGCTGCATCAATAGCTTCAGCACCACGCTCAAGATTACCTCTAACTAAAGAATGACGAAATACAGATACTCCAGGAGCTAATGGATCTATATCTTCGAAAAAGTCTTGTGCTAATCTGAATCTTACATCATCAGGTGTAGCTTCTTTTAAATCTAATACAGAATCTGCATGAGTGTATAAATCCATACCACTCTTATTAGATGTTTCTATAAGCCAATCTTGGATCATTCCTTGTCTTAGCTTAATAGCAGCATCTTGATCATAATTATAGAAATCTGATTCATTACGAACTTGACGAATTTGTTGTGCAGTTAGTTTTTTCTCATCAGCATTACGCCATTTTTTAATAGCATGATTACGCTGACTGGTCATTACATTCTGAATATCAGATTGGATCTCTTGAATACGCCATGCATTAGGTTGTGGAGAATCACCTCTAGTGTGAAATATAACATTCTGTATTTTATCACCTTGCCAATGCGCATTATACCTATAGCCTTTGGTATCTACAGCAGGGTTTTTATATAACCTAACTCTATAAGAAGCTGCATCTGTATTAGGTATAGTATATTGCCAGTATGCTTCATTATCAAAAGTATATCGTTCTGCTATATTTCCAAAGCTATTAGAGCGTGGCTCATTAGCAAAGTCACGTACTCTATTTAATTGGTCAAGAGTTATATCTTCACCAGGAATAATACGGCCTTCTCGTAATCCTTCTTCTAAGTTATATAAATACCAGCCAGCATCTCTAGCAACTAATTCATCTGTGTCTAAACCAGTATCTCTAGCATTATCACCAATCTCATATACTAAAGCTCTAAATTGTTCATTAGCTTCAGTTGTATATGTAGGTGCAAGAGGAACTTCCATCCTACTAACTTCTTCTAGTTCTTGTCTTACAGTATTATAGTAATCCGGATCTTCTAATAAACGTGGTTCATTAGCAAAACTATGTTCTTCAGCAAGTACTTCAGACATAGCGTCTCGTAAGTCTCGCTGGCCATTAGCATCATAAGGCAAACCATCAAAGTTATATTTTTCAGCTAATTCACGATATCTCTGTCGTTGTGGATCAGCAGCAATCATGCGACGATAAAATTGCATCGCATTTTCTTTGCCTTGTATTTGTTCTACTATCTCTGCAAACTGTTCTAAATGTTGATTAGCTTCAAAGTATTGAATCTGATTTTCACTTAAACCATATTCCTGTAGAATATCTGTTTGAGTTTCTCTACCACCAGTATTAGCAGTTATATTCCTATATCTAGCTAGTATATCTTCAGCTTGATTAATACGGTCTTCCATTGCCTCTACAGTGGCGTCCATGTATTCATCATCGCCATTACGAGCAGCATCTTCAATATTACTTCTAGCATGCTCAATAAAATTCTGTATATTAGCTGGAGTTAATTCTGCTAAATCGTCGTCACCAAGATCATAAGCTAGTTCACTCCAACTCTCTTGAAGTGAAGATAATTCCATATCATTCTCATGGAAATTCTGTTCTAATCTATTGATCCTTTCTAATCGCTCATTCCATTGAGTCTGCATAGCATTAGGATCAGTATACAGCTCTCTATTTCTAGCTAGATCATTTATGTCATCTATTACATCATTACGCATTAATTCAAGATTATGCCTAGTTAATGGCACATCAGTTCTAAACCTATCTTGACCTTGTAATAGATCAGTCCATTCGGCTTGATTTAATACAGTTTGATTACCCCCAACTAAAGTACCTTTAATCTCATGAGTAGTATAGCGATCAATTCTACCTTCTTCTTGTAAGTGTTCAAGAATGCGTCTAGGGTTAGTAAATGTATCGCCTAATGAATAAACACGATCTTCTGGTGTTCCAGTATAAGTTTCTTCCGCTTTTAGATTATGATCTACACCAGATTGCTTAATTTCAAGATCTTGCACACCACGATTTTTAAGACCATTACGAATGTCTTCTGGTGACATAGTCTGATCAGGCATAGCTTTAAGTGCATCCTCTAACTTAGAACGCACTTCAATCGCTAATTCTACACCTTCACGACCTATTCTTGTGTACAAGCTCATAAAGGAGCCTCATTAGTATTAGCAGGTAATTTAGTTTCTGCTGCGATATTCTTCTTGCTATCACCACCAGATGGAATAGCATTCTGTCCAGCTAAGTAAGCTGCGCCTTCTTCATCAGCTGGTGACTGTTGAAGCATTTGTGCAGTCTCTTCAAAGATTGCGCTAATCTCTGGTGAGTACTTAGTCTTCATAGTCTTCAAACTAAATGCAGAGATTTTAAAGAATCCAGCAGGATTAACTTGTGCCATCATCTGACCCATCTGACCAGACATAACTGTCTCAAGCATGAGTTGAGTACGCTCATCTTCATCATTATAGTTTACAGCTTCAATACGAATATCATGCTTAGTAAACTGTAACTCAGTAGATGGATCTGGAATTGGCGCCATAACTAAGCGACCTTCTTCATCAGTTACTGGCTTGTCATTTTCAGGATCATAGACTTGCTCAAATACTGGTTCCATAATAGCTTGGCCAGTTTCAGGATCAATTTGACCTGACCATCTTTCCATTGGTTGATTTAACCTAATGAATCTCTGTCCGACCACATCATCAGCTACTCTAAGAACTTGATCAGCAGTAAAATACTGCTTAATTAATTCCGACAGATCTTGACCTAAGAGTTTATAGAAAGACTCAATACGTACAGTTAGATACCGCAAAGCCATGATAGTGGCATTTTGCTGCAATTTAACTTTCCTACCACTATCAGAAGCAAAGGCCATGCCAAGGAAAGAATCATTAATATTAAGCACTCTTTGTATTCTATTAAAGGCTTGATCGATGATCTGATATTGTTCAATAGCATCAGAAGATAAGTTTTCAACTTTAATTCCTTTTAAAGTTTTAACTGGGATTACACCATTAACTCTGTTAACAGCATCTGAGAAACGCGCCATATCTGGAACAGCAGTCTTTTCTACAAAGACTTTCTGTGAATTGGCCATTAACTGTAGTTTAATAAGTGCTTGATTAATCGCCTTCTGAGTCTCCAAAACCTCATGAAAAACACCGTAATACTCCTTGTAAGTAGATGACTGTAACTTACATACACGGTAGTCCCACTTTACATTTTTAAATGTAATTTCTTTTCTACTTAATACTGTATCGTCACACCAGTAGATAGACCATCTACGTCCATTATCATCTTCTACAACTGTGTGTGTAATTAAGAAGTTATCAAATACTTTATAGCGACCATAGAAACCTTTAAAGCCTTGTGCTTTATAGTCATAGTCTGCTTCTGGAATTGACAAATAATTATGGTTAGCCTCTAATTCTGCAGTCTTTGCTTTACCAAACATTTTAATGACTGATTCTTTAGGTAACCACTTGAAACGATGTAAAAATCTAGCATCAGAGTAATCAGCTGCAGTGCTTAATGGATCTAAGATCAATTCATAATCTGGTACATGATTAATCTTGATACTATAGATAGGCCTACCAAACTGATCTCTTTCACCAGTTTTGTATGGCTGTTGCTGCGTACACATTAAGCCTGAGATAATACCCCCTAGCTTGATTTCATCCCCTTGCACATCCATATTATTGGTATCAAACAGTGAAGCAATAGCATCAGTAACTAAAGAAGCTGTAGTTGAATCGCTATATTGTACTGGATCAGCCACGCATGTATTAATAGTAGTAGAATAATAACCTACAAGCATACGACTGAATAATTTAACAATGTTAAATGTTTCTACAGGTTGCCCTCTAGTCATTAACTTATTGACAGCATCAGCTGTCCATTGTCTATTATGATAGTAGTTCCATGCAATTTCAGCTTCCATCCTTGACTCGCTATATTCATCATAGCCAAGCCAGAAGCTATCTCGCAATGTTTCAACATCAGTTTTCACATTGAACCTCCAGGTCTACCATCACTTTCCCAAATCTTCTTTAAACCTTCACGTCTTTCAGGTGTCAGTACACCACGTTTACTATCTTCTGGTACTGGTTGAGTTACAGTAGTAATAGGTTTATTAGCTGCAATATTATCAAGCATTTCAATACGGTCATCAAGATTATCTAAGACATCTTGCAGTTCAGAACCTGTCTTACCAGTACGCCATGCAACTACCATAGGGTCATTCATGCGTTGAATAGATTCATACGCATCCTTAATCTCAGTCAATGTAGTTCTTAACTGAGCTAAGACTGGTCCACGTTGCTGGAGTAATGAACCAAACTGTTTAGAGAAGTTCGCACTCTCACCTGGTTGTAAGGAAGCTCCATATAAATCGTGTTTAATCAAATTACGAAACGCAGCATAAGCTGATTCTGCTTTAATTCCTTCAGGATCATCAGATACATACTTTTTAACCTGACGGAAAATACTATCAATAACACCAGTTTGTTCATCAGTTAAGTCAGATGCTACATCACCATAACTAGTTAAACGCTTAATGCGCTCCATAGTAGTTCTATCTGCTGCACTTAACTTTGCACCACCAAGTTCTTCAATACGTCTGATCTTAGCTTCAATACGGCCTCTCTGGCTTGGATTAAGATTATCAAAATCCATATCCCAGAAGCCTTCATCTTCAAGAGCAGTTCTAGCTGCTTCAGCGCCTTCAATATTACGAGTAGCAGAAGGACGACCCCATTCAGTCTTAATAGCTGACATATGT